GGACTACGACCGCCGCGAGGCAGAGCGGACTAAAGACCTAACGGACGAACAACTCGAAACGCAGGTGTTTGAAGAGCGTGACGCTCGCGAAACTGCGAGGATCGAAAAAGAGTCTGACGAGGCCATTCAGGCAGTCACTGCTACCAGACAACAGAAACGCGCCGCCAAGAGGGCCGCTGCCAAGAAAGCTGCACCTAAAAAAGCTCGTGTAAAGAAGACAAAAGAACAGAAGAAGCAAGAGATTGCGCAGCGGGTCAAAGCGAAAACAGCGCAACTTGACGAAGCAGTAGATCAAAAAGCTCGTGAAGAGGGGTCTCAGCTTGGGTTCTTCACCGCCAAGTTTAAAGAAGCTCCGAGTGTCACCTTTGTAAATGAAGATGGAGACTCCGAAACCATCTCGCTGGACGTAAACACTACCGAAGCTGACGATGCAAAGATTCTTGAGTTAATACAAGAAAACATCCCTGCGCAGCAGAGCAAGAAAAAGGGCACGGAGACCACTGAAAGGGCAGAAGCTCGCGCAGCACAAACGTATTTCAACAAACAAGAGAACCCCAACGACGCAGTAGAAGTTATCGCGCATGAAGTGTCCTTTGCTGACGGACAGTTCCGTGCAGCTAGCGACATGAGCGATGGTGAGCGGGCGTATTTTGCTGGGACAGGTAAAGACCGCGCCAAGATGGCTCTGCGCTGGATAAGGAAGAACCTTAGTCCAGAAACCAACAAGCAGGTGGACAAGATGTTGGAGCTGCACAGGCAGTCTCTGGCGGACTCGCTGCGCAAAGAAGACACTAATATAGACCACGTAGAGACATCTCGTAAGCTACAGAAGAAGGCTGATCTAGAAGCCGCCATATCTGCAAAAGAGAGGCTTGAAGATCGCAAGGCTACGTTCAAAGACGACGTTAGTTTTGCCGAGATGGATGATCTCGACTTCCTGCCTGACTATCTGCGCGAGGACGCTGTTGTAGGCCTTGATGTGCCTCCGCATCCTGTAATCGGTAGCCTGCTACGGCAAGGCAAGCTGGGGGAAGCTCTACGTGCGTTGTCCACAACATCGCCAAGTCCTCGCGTTGCACAGCTTGCCAAGGCGCTGTCAAAGGTGGTTGGCGACACAAAGGTAGAGGTAAAAGACATCGTTGTGGACGAGGCTGGCAATCCGGTGGCTGGCAAGTTCGACCCAAAGACAAACACGATTACACTCAACGCGACAACTGGTATCAACCCGCACACGTTGCTTCACGAGATGACGCACGCTGCAACGTCTCAAACACTGTCTAACAAGTCACATCCACTTACCAAGCAGCTGCAGAAGCTGTTCAACGATGTAAAAGACTCTCTTGGTTCTGTGTATGGAGCGCAGAACGTGGACGAGTTCGTTGCAGAGGCGTTCAGCAATCCAGAGTTCCAACGCACACTGGCGGGCATCCATCCAAATGGCGAGCCTATCAGCGCACTAACTCGCTTCATGAACTCTGTGTCCAACGTGCTGCGCCGGATCATGGGCATGAAGACCAAGCCTCTGAACTCTGCGCTCAACAACACAGACCGGCTTATCCAAGCAATGCTGTCCCCGGCACCTGACTCTAGGTTTGCTGGTGAGTTGTATATGCTTAATAGCATCAAGAACGTCATCAATGCTGGTGCTAGCCGCGCGGCATCTGGCAAGTCCAAAGAAGACAAGGTGACGTTCATAGAGCGCATATTCGACTTCATGGCCCGCGTGCCTGCAAACACGGCAAAAGGTATCAACTACGTGCTACCGCTACAGGCTGTGGTTGATCTCGCAGGCAAATATCGTATGGGTGTGGCAGCAGCCAAACTACAGGCTACGATTGAGAAGCAAATCGGTGCGGCGAACAAAGCTGACGAGCGGGTGGATGCCACACTCAAGGCTATGGAGCGGTGGCTAAAAGCGAACCCAAAACTCAAAGAAGCGTTCGACAGGGTGGTGTATCGAAGCACTATCGAAGGTGTAGACCCCAGCAAGCCGCGCAGTACCTATGACGGCATGAAGGCGGAGCTGGCCGCGTGGGATGCTATGCAGGCTGACTGGAGAAGTCTGGGCAGGGGTGGCCATGCGGTATACGCAGAGATGCGAGACGCATACAAAAAGATATTTGAGGATCTGAAGTCCGTCATCAATAAGAACATCGATGACCTGATCGAAGACCCTGCAGAAGCCAAGAAGCTGAAAGACAACATCTACCAAAAGATGTTTGAAGGTAAGACCATTGAGCCTTACTTCCCACTCGTGCGTAAAGGCGATTTGTGGATACGCTACGATGCGCGGAACCCAGACACCGGCACTACAGAGCCAGTGTATGAGGCGTTTGAAACAGTCCAGCGCCGCAAGGAACGCATCAAGGAATTGAAGGGTGACTCCAGAGTGGTGGCTGGCTCCATTCAAGAATACGCCAACGCCAGCAGCATCACGTTTGGTGACGCACCGTCTGGCTCTTTCATGGCAAAGGCGCTGGATATTCTGAAGAAGAACCAGCCGAAGAATCCGACGAAGGAAGAAAAAGAGCAGTACGAGCGCCAGAAGGAGCAGCTCATGCAGCTGTTCATTCAAACCCTACCTGAAACATCTTTTGCTAAGTCTATGCAGAAGCGCGAAGGGTATCAGGGCTACAACGAGGACTCGTTTGAAGCGTTCCGCATGAAGGCCTACGATCTGGCACGGCAGGTCGAGCGACTGCGGTACAGCAACGAGATCAGCAAGGTTGAAGACGAACTGCGACAGGCTTGGGCAGCGTACAAAGATTCGCCTAACGCGGACGGAGAGAAAGCTCAGATCGTTCTTGATGAGTTGTTAGAGCGTGCGAAGTTTGCGCGTAATCCGCCTAACGATGTGCAGAACCGTCTGGCTGCACAGGCCAACCGCATAGCGTTCTTGGGCACCATCGGGTTCAACATATCTTCTGCCATCGTAAACCTGTCTCAGGTTCCTCTGATGGTGTTCCCCATGCTGCAGGGCAAGTACGGCAAAACATTAGGCCGTGCTGCCACCACTAAGGCCATCGGTAGAGCCATGTCCCTAATGACAGGCAGTGGCACTACAAGAAAGCTGTCTCGTATCGACGCAACAAAAGACAACGAAGACGCTCGCGGTATGCCGTCCATAGATAACTACTATGAGTACGATGCAAACGGCGATCTGGTTGTACGGCCTGACAAAGACATTCCTGCAGACAAGCGCAAGCTGCTTGAGCGGTACATTCCGTTGGTGAGAATGGCTATGGAGCGCGGGCTGCTAAACAAGTCCTTGTTCTACGATACGCTCGGTATTGATAAAGCTGGGCGGGACAGGAGCCTGTGGGAAAACATCAACGCTATCAGCGCTGCTACCTTCCACGCAGCAGAACGTATTAACAGACAAGTAACACTGATGGCTGTGTACGATCTGGAACTGCAAAGGATGCAAAAAGCCGGAGAGGCACTGGACGCAGCGGGGCTTGAGAAGGCTGCAAATCAGGCGTTGTACGAAACGCAGGAGCTGAACGGCGGTGCAGCGCTGGCTACCGCGCCTAGAATCGCCCAGCAGGGCATCGGCCGTGTTGCCATGATGTACAAGTCCTACGGCATTCAGATGTATTACACGCTGTTTAAGACGGCGCATCGAGTGCTTGATAGGTTCAAGACCAATAAGAGGTTTACAGAAGAAGAGCATAGAATAGCTACAAGGCAGATAGCTGGAGTGCTTATCTCGTCCGCGATGTTGGCCGGTGTGCAGGGTATGCCGCTTGTAGGGGCAGTGCTGGCCCTAGCAAACATATTCTTGTTTGAAGATGACGAGATCGATGCGGAGACCGCACTGCGTACACATATCGGCGAGTTTGCGTACAAAGGTCCACTAACATGGGCTACAGGCACAGATGTGGCATCTCGTATGGGCCTGTCTAACCTGCTGTTCCGCAACAATCCGTATAACGAGGGGGCGTCTCCAGAAGAGCGACTGGTGCAGCTGGTGGGCGGACCTGCGTGGAGTGTAACTTCTCAATTCATGAGGGGCATAAACGAGGTTACATCCCCCGGCGGTAACTTTGAGCGTGGGGTAGAAACAATGATGCCCGCAGCGTTCCGTAACTTGTACAAAGGACTTATACGCTACCCACGAGATGAAGCCATTCTGTCCAGACGCGGGGACGTTATTCATGACGACATCACCGCTGGCGGGGTGCTAGCGCAAGCACTTGGCTTCCCTCCATCCGAGTACACGCTGAAGCAAGAGCAGAACCAGTTAATCAAACGGATCGACCGCAGCGTGGGGCAGCGTCGGACCCTGCTTCTGCGGCAGTTCTATGTAGCTGCAAGGTTTGGCGACAGCGAGGGCGTGCGGGACACGCTGGCAGAAATAAACAAGTTCAACAAAAAACACCGTTCGGCAGCTATTGTACCGGCCACCATCATGCGGTCTATGAAGCAGCACATGCGTACGTCAGCGCTAATGCACAACGGAATTACCATCAGCCCCAACATGCGTAGCACGCTGCTGGGGCACGTTGATGACTTCTGGAGCAAGCCGTTTGGGTACGCTGGGGAATAAAAAACCCCCCGCCGAGGCGAGGGGTCTAGTTAGGGAGAACGACAGTTGGAGGAATCTGTCCTAAAGACATTATCATGTGATCCTCCACACGCGCAACCCTAACCTTCCGCTTTCGATAGTGGTCCTAGCGTTAACCTCCCAGCCCTTATCTTTGGCTATGGCCTTTATCTGCTCCTTTGCGGCGTCTGTATTTACACAAGGGACGAATATGGATGAACTCGTAACCATCTCGTCCCAGTTAACTACAATGCGTACTCCATCGGGGTTCAAATCATCAGTCCTCAACATCGTCTAGCTTTTCCACAGAACAATCCACAACGATAACGTCAGTCGGCGGCAGGTTCATATGCGTGCCTTTACTGAGCCGCATCTTGGTTTTGCGAGCGCCCAGCTTAGTCTTCAAGTCGTATATGAACGAGTTGTAGTTTATCTGCTGCTCACCACACCATGACTTTAGTGGCTTTGGTATAAGGTACGCACGTTTGAGATCTGTCTCGTACCGCGCCACCAACTTGCCGCGTGGCAGGGCTTCGGGTATGACCACGGACTCCGGCTCGCTGCTCTGCTTGCGCAGGTCGTCGGTGCTCTTGATCCACAGCACGTTGCTCCAGTGTTCGTGGATATAGTCGTTGAGCACTTCTTCTACGCCAACGCTCATGTCCTCGACCTGACGCTTGTTCTCTTTCAGCTGCTCCACACCCCAGCGGAAGACCTTGTTTGTGTCATAGTCCACAAGCCCTGCACGCTTTGCGATTATCAGTCCGGTGACTGTAGCTGCTACCAGAACAGACCAGAACCTGTTTTCAGCAGTCAGTCCAGCCTCGTTGTCTACGCGCTGCTGTACTTCAGCCAGCAAAGTCTTGGCACCCTCTAGGTTGTTCATCAGGTACTTCACATACTCAATGCCAGCGTGGCCGTAGTTCTCCTGTATAGCTGCCGAGAACTTGTCGGTCTCTTCCTTGGTCTCAAAGTGGATGCGCTTTACGCGGCACTCCAAGATACGCTGCGCCTCTGCTTTCGGCATGGCCTTGATGATGCTGATGCGCTCTACGATGCTGGTGTTGCCAGTGGTAACGGACAACAAGCTCCAAGCCTCGCCACGGTATCGCTCCGTGTTGCTGCCGCTAGCCATACGCCCCCGCTGCCTACCGCCGGTCAGCTGATACGCTAGGTTACTAAGCTCCCTACCATGCGAGTTGGTCAGCTCGTCCATATACAAAGGCAGATTGTGATACACCTCACCCCTGTTCATCTTGGTGTTGTAGGTGTCACGCTCAGTAGTTATCAGGTCTTCCGGCTTGCCCCACACAGACACGCCAGCCTCCATAGCTGTAGTCTTACCCACGCCGGAGTCCTTACTGTATATGTGTAGTGCAGCGCATTTGATCGGCGAGAACTGCATAAGTACAGAGCCAAACGACGTGCCTACCACAAACTGATGAAGCTCAAACCCATCACGATTGTAGAAGTTTATAGTCTCCTTCCACTTCTCCATCGTGCCTCTAGGCTCAAAAGAAGCAAACAGTCCGGCTGTCTGCGTGGACGGCGGGTTGAACTCTACCCTGTCCTTGAACACTTCTTGGTTGCCCAGAACAAAAGAGTCTCCGTCCTCGTTTGTCCAGCCAAACTGCCGGTGTGCTTGATCTGCCGTGCTGGTGGCCTGTAACTCGTTCACCCATGTAGTTGTGTAATTCATAAGCTCGTCCATCTTCGTTACTGCCACGCCCTGCATGGACATGTGCTTGCGGAACTCTTCTCTTGATGTGGCTGCGGTCAGCGGCAAAGTAAACTCACGCACACCGTCGCGCGGCAAGTGCAGCCTCATGACTACAGCTTCGCCCAGTTCAACATCACGCAGACGCCTAACGACATATAAGTCGTTATGGTAAATCACTTTCTCGTCAGGATCCCCGTCGCTGTTAATAGTCCTAATATACACACCACCGTTTGCTCCGCGAAAGTATGGGCGTGGGTATGCAGGTATCACATACTGGTTTATGGGGTTGTTCGGCAGGTTCTCTGCGGGAGCCTGCACTATGTTGTCTTCTTCGGTGGCCTCGCGGATGCGCCGCCCCAGAGATATAGGCGAGCGTATCTTGCCCCAGTTCGGGCACTCCGTGCATACGCCAGTCTTGTACTCGTCAAACGTGTTGCAGAGGTACGGCCCCTTGATGAGGTCCAGCTTTCTCTGTGTAGCGTCAGCAGAGTAGTCAGGATGCCGCTTGGACATCACATGAGCGGCTTTGTCTGCATCGGTGCAAAACTTCGCAATCGACAGCCCTGCACGCCACATAGGCTCAGTGCAACCAGCTTGTTCGGTAACGATCTGCCGTATCTGTTCGCAGCCCCTACCCTCTTGCGTCTTACGCAGTATCTCACGAAACGTGCTTTCCATGTTGCTGTTGAGCGTAGTCATAACGGCGTTGTTGCCGTCAGGAACGTACCGCTTCGGCACAGGTATGGGGTCATTGCCCAGCAGTTCTGAGAAATCGTCAAAGTTCACCAGATTTACGGCGTCTGCCGCAAAGAACCCTACAGGCGTCGGTGGCGTGTCTTTGTGATTATGTGTGGTAGGTATACGCAGAACCCTAGCAGCGTCCGCTGTGACGGCTGGATCGGCCAGCAATCCATTATCTGCACAGAGTTTCTTCAGTCGCTCCGCTACAGGCAACCAGTCTTCCAGAATTACGGAATTCCGTAACATCCAGTAGACGTGTACGCCACGACCAGAGTTCACCATAACAGGTTTTGGTAAGGACAGTTGCTTGCAAAAAGATCTGAGCGCTTTTACAGCGTCGAGTTGTGTCGGATAGTCCTTGCTGGCACCACAGTCCAAATCCAGAAACAAGGACTTGAGGTACTTTACGTTATCTACCTTGCGCGATCCTGCTTCGTGGAACGTAGCCAGCGCGTAGTATGCGTCATATCCTTCGGCGTCGAGATTACGCGCCGCGTGTATTACCTGCTCTATTGTATCGTAGAACTTTTGAACCCTACGATCATCGTGGGTGCGGGAAGCAAATACGCAATAGTGGCCTTCGCTTGCCAATGCCCCTTCTAAAAATGTTTTCGTTTCCATCGCTAACACCATAACCGAGAGACACTGCGGCAAGGGTGTCGGTACACACCCATTTCGGCACGAGGCCTAGCCGCAGCATTGTATGGTGGTTTAGTCGTCCCAATCGTCTACGATAGAACTGAGGTCATCACTGCCTTCTTTTGGTGCAGTGGGAGCGGACTTCTTAGTGGTCTTCTTCGGCTCCTCTACTTCCTCAAAAGGATTGTCGTCATCCTTTGGAGTGGCTTCAAATCCCTCCACCGCAGAAAACGGTGACTGTTCTTCCATAGGCTTCAGGTCGATAACCTGTACTGCACGCAAGCGCAGAGATACCCCTGTGCCCATACTTCCGTGATACGGAGTAAACGCAACAGCGATGTTAACGGTGCTTCCGGTAGTCAGCAAGAAGTCATCGTCCAGCTTGACGCCTTTGGCGTCGTACTGTGCAGGTTTGCGGGTGGCTTCCACGCCGTATGCGCCCTTGAGCCTAGCCTTGTGCGTGTAGGTTCCGTCCTCGTCCTTCTTGAAAGGCATCTGGAACTTGTCAGGCCAGTCTGAGTTTTCAGCCTGTTTCGCGATGTACGCAGTCTTCATGTGCTTGTACAGGTCTTTCGCCTGTGCCTCAGACATGCGGAACTGGATTGTGTACGCGGCACCATCGTCAAATGCGTCACAAGGGACAGACTTCTTCTCCTTGGTGTCGTACTTGTAGGTGCGGTTGATGCGAGGCCACAGTGCCTCAACGTCATTGATGTTATGGTTTGTATCAGACATGCCGTTCTCCTAACGTCTTACTGATCTTCGTCCAGCAGCTCCAGAAGATCTTGGTCTTCCGTGTCTGCCACTTGTGGTTCTGGCGTTACCTCCTCCAGAACTTCTTCTTGCTCGACATTGATATCAGGTGCCTTCTTTTTTGTTGTAAGTGCATCTGCAATGTCAGGGATGCAAAATCTGTAGGTGTTGCCTACACGAATGTAGGTGTCCTGCGGAATTTGATCCTGTCGTACCCACGCACGAATAGTAGAGACAGACACACTAAAGTGCTTCGCTACGTCTTCGATGGGCACATACCTTGGCTGATCCATCATTTCTTCCTCACAGCTATTGAATATTCCGAGTCGATGTTAAGGCCTTCCGGCTTCGACTCAGGGTTCTCTTCCAAGAACTGCTTGAGGTTGGTCTGGTTCAGACGCTTTTCCAACAACTCAGGAACCTGATGCTCCACCACAAAGGCGTGCATCTTCTCCCAGTCGTTAGTCCAGTACTTTGTCTTCACAGACCTGTAAAACAGTCCTTCGGAAGTCCTAACGCTCTCGACGTTATGCGCGTTGCAATAGTCGAGCAGCCCCTTCCGTACCCTCTCCAACTGGCGGGAAAGCACGGAATCTCGTTCCTTGTATTCTGCCGACAGCTTGGCCCTCTCCTCGCGTATCTTGAGGTAGGCCTTCGTCAGCTTTTCAGCGGTTATCTCACTCATGTCGTTCTCCCAACTAGTAAGACGTACAATCTAGTTATGTACTGTACCCTAGTCAAGTATTTCTTTGTAAAGGTCAATCATCTTTGTGTGTACGTCAATTCTGTTATCTAACAGTGTGTAAACACGTTTCTCTACAGGTGATCCGTGGAGCTGCACGACAGTGCATTTGTGTTTTTGCCCTGACCTGTGCACGCGTGCGTTAGCTTGTGCATACGTCTCCAAGGAACTTGTCGGCCCCCACCAGACCACAGTGTTGGCTGCGGTCAGCGTAACACCATGAGCTGCGGCTTGAGGTTGTATGACAAGAACTCGCGGATCGGGTGTTTCTTGAAAGGTCTTGAAGATTTGTGTACGCGCAGGGGCAGAAACGTCCCCGCGTATGATGTCGGTTGAAATGCCATCCTTGCGCAGTTTGTCCGTGAGGATGTCGATGGTGTGCTTGAACGGCACAAACACCAACACCTTCTGACTGGACTCGTCGATCACCTCGCGTAACACTTTGTAACGATGCGTGATGTCGAACTCCAGCACGTCACTTTCATCGGTGTACACAGCACCAGCGGCGATCTGGAGCAATTTGCTCATTACTACAGCCGCGTTGATAGCCGTTATCTGCTCGCCAGTAATCTGCATGACCAGCTTCTTGCGGAGCTGCTCGTAATATTTCTTCTGTTGGCGTGTTAACTCAACCTCACGCTTGACGTAGACCATAGGTGGCAGGTCGAGACACTCGTCCTTCGTGAACCGTATCGCGGGTTGTAGCACACGGAACACGGTGTCAGTGGCCGTCTCTTTGGGTATCCACTTGAAGTTTGTGACCTTGGTCATGATCTGATCGCGGAACGAACTAAAGAACCTCGGCACAGATGTGGGGTTCACCAGCTTTGCCAGACCGTAGGCGTCAAGCGGACTCTGTGCGGCGGGGGTGCCTGTCATCATCCACAGCCAAGTGTCTTCCTTGACCAGCTTGTTCAGCGTCTTCCATCGATTAGTCTGCGCGTTCTTGTAGTGCGTGGCCTCGTCCACGATTATCAGATCAAATCCGCCAGCAGCGATGTCGTCTGCAACGATGCTCACTCCGTCATAGTTTATCACCACGAACTCAGCACCCTGCGCCAAGATCTCTTTTCGTTTCTTACTACTGCCGTATGCAACGTCCACAGTGCGGTGCGGTGCAAAAGTAAATAGGTCGTTGCGCCACGCGCTATCCATGATCGACAGCGGGCATATGATTAGGACGCGGTTGATAACTTGTTTCTGTAACAGAAAGTCTGCCGCCCATATTGAGCTTGCGGTTTTACCTGTGCCCTGCTCGTTGAAGCAAAAGGCCTTGCGGTTCATGGTTAAGAACGCAGACGTGGTCTTCTGATGTGCGAAAGGCGCATGGCTACCTGACCATTGATATTGTTTCTCAATGGGCGATGGAGCCTTGATATTCATATTCTTGAGGGTCTGCGCTTCGTCTACGCCCCAGTTCACAACAACCTTGTTGTCAGGCAACGCCCTGCTTTTCGGGATTGCATTGATTACCTGTTGCGGGTTGCGTAGGCGCAGGAGTAGTGCGCGTCCGTTCTCGATTATCTCCACCGTGTTCTCCCTTACGGAATTCCGTAATCACTTCTTCTTTTTGTAGTTGCGGCTACGGTTCTTGCTAGGGCTTTCCAGCCTAGTGCCGTCTTTGTTTCTGCCGCCCTTACTCAAGGCCTTCTTGTGGCTTACATCTTTCCCCTTGCGACTAATGCCCTTCTTATCATACGAGCGTCTGGCACGTTGCCGCTCCATCCTGTCGGCGTGTTCGCCGCGAGCCTTCTGCTTTTTGTATTCTTTTTTGTAGGGGCGGGGGGACTTTGTGTACGGCATCTAGTTGCTCCCATTGTGAACACATTCCAGTACAACACAATGTCTGCGGCATAGCCCACTGGGATGGGCGTTCCAGACATCTTTTTCATGTGCTGTCTCCATGCGCTTGTAGTTAGCCAACCACTTACCCCACAGAACTGGCATCGTATCGCGATGATAAGTGTCCTTAACGAGGTCTCTGGACATGACAAAAAGCAGTCCGGCCATGACCTTCGTGACTTCGGGGAAGTGCTTGAATGTGGCTAACGCCATCAATTCCAGCTGCCCCTTGTCCGCATACTTGGCTGACTTACTGGTTTTGTAGTCAACAACCCGCGCGGTGTCTCCGTCGAGGATAACCAAATCGGCAATGCCACGCCACCATACTTTGTCGTCAAAGAAATCGCAGGGTTCCAAGTCCTCGGTCAGACCCATCTTGATTTCACATAACTTGTCACCACGCTTTGCGATTAGGGCGTCGAGCACGTCTTGTGCAAAATCAAACCTGCTCGGCAGTGGCGTACCGTCCCGCACATATTCTTCTGCTGCGAGATGGAACGCCGTGCCGTAGGACATAGCCTCGGTCTCAGGCTCTGAATAATCCTTAGCGATCTTCAGATGGTAGAACTTCTTAGGGCATTGCTGGAATGCTTTGATCCTACTAAATGACCAAGGCTTGATGCTCATTCACAATCCCCATACGACTTGCCTACGCCGGACTCACAGTTGATAGGCAGACCTTCTGCCCAGTCGGGTATCCAACGCATACAGTCTTCGACGTATGCCTGTGCTTCCTCAACCTCATCATCGCGTACGCAACATACAACGGAGTCGTGCACTGTTAGCACTACGCGATGTTTCTTAGCTATTTTTAGCATTTGCTCGCCAATGATGCAACGCGCTATCGCTTGGCACACGTTCTCTATGACCTTTCCGCCATAGATACGGTTGCGCCCTCTGCGCGTCTTGTAATGGAACTCCACGCCTCGCTCAGTGGTGTCGAACTTGAGGTCGTCGTAGCGCAACAGAAGGCCTGACGGTAGCCGTATGGCTGTCTCCTCTGGCACTAACTCCAGAACCGAACCGTAACCTAATGATATCTTGCGCGATGAATGTAGCTCAACGAGGGCTTGTTGTGCGTCACGCCATAACTTGTTTATCTTCCAGTTAGCTTCGCGGTAGATGTTGATGACCCGCCGCGCTTCGGCGATGTCCATGTCGAACCCAAAGTTTTTGAGTTGCGCTTGGAACTTGATTGCACCCATGCCGTAGCCAGCACCAAGGATGGTGGTCTTGCCGACGAACCGTTGATCTTTGGTCACATCAGATTCCGCTACACCATATATTCGTGATGCCATCTTTACATACACGTCTTCACCAGCCGCGAACGCTGCGGTGAGATCGTCCTGCTCTGCAAGCCAAGCCAGAACCCGCGCTTCGATCTGTGCGGAGTCCGCATCGATCAGTGCATACCCTTCAGGGGCGATGATGCTACGCTTCAGCTTCTTGCCGTTCACACCACGGCTAGGCAGGTTTTGCAGGTTGATCTTGTCATCCCCGCCCCAACGGCCTGTGTGAGCCGCGTAGTACCTTACAGGCACCGGCAGTGTGCCCCGCTTGGCAATGTCGATAAAACGCTGCGTGCGGGTTTCCTCCAGCGTGGACTTCGTGCCCAGCCGTGCGGCTACCAACGCTTGTACCTGCGGGTCTTCATGTTCAGCTAAGGCCTTGAACGCCTCGTCTGACTTGGCAAAGGCAAAGGTCTGCTTGCCAGTGGCAGGGCTTTCCTTCATGGGTGGCTCTACACCCAAAGACTTCAGCAACTCAGCAAACTTCGGGTTGCTCATTAAGTCTTCTTTGACCACTCCGGCGCTCTCCAGCAACTCATCCTTACGGTCACGAGTTTCTGTGAGATGCTGTTCCAGAAGACCCAGATCCAACTCCAACGTTGCCTGTATGAACATACGCAACGTCAGGTCAATCAACTTCAGTTCCTTGCGGGGGAAGTCCTTCGCCATAATCGTGAACAACCTGTAGGTGAGGTCTACGTCGTTGACGCAGTAGTCACCGTATCGGGACAGTTCGGCGGGGGTGAAGTCCTCACGGCGTTTGCCAAGGGCTTGCACCACCTCAGTGCCTTTCTGCCCGATGCCGTACTTCTCACTTACAGCTTTGAGGCTCGCGCTTGTCTCTACGCCGTGGATAGCACGCGCGATACACATAGTATCTGCATACACCTTTGGACGTATTCCAAACCGCCAGTTCAGGATCGCGCCATCAAACATAGTGTTGTGGCACAGGAGCATTGCATCCGACCAGTCAAACGAGTCGAGATACTCTTTGATTTGTTCGTGGGTGCCGCTTGCCCATTCGGTCTCGGCACCGTTCACCTTGACGCCCACGCCGATCACCTCAAAACGAGGGTCACGGACGTAGGCTTCAGTGGTGAGTTTCGACAGGGAAAACTCCCTGTCGTAGTAGGTTTCAAAGTCAATGGTTACGAGGTCCATGTCTTTTTACCCTTGGTTTTTTGTATTTTTTTAGCCAACACTCAGCGCATAGAAGTTCGTTACCAGTGTCAGTCACAGCGACTTCTTTGCACCCCTTCTCACCACACTCAAGTTTCATTTATCTCACCCGCGAGTGCGATATACCCTGCCGCGTCACGGTAGTTATCCATGACCTCTGGCTTGTTGATACTCCTAGCCAGCTTCATCAGAGCCAGCATGATAGGTACATCCTGCGCCGTGATAAAACTGTCTGAAGTGCAGAGGTGAGCGTTCCAGTAACGAGCGATGTTGATAGCGTTCTCGTCAAACGCCCCATGCTCCTGCTCACGATCCCCAGTGATGAGGCTCTCTGCTTCCTTCAAGAGGCTTGAACGTGTGCGATCAGAAACTGCAGATGTTTTTGTATTTGCTTCTGCCTCACGCTCAAAAACTTCTTTTGGCGTGCCACTTTGCGCGCGGATGTTGTAGACGTACTTGACGCTACATCCGCAGGCTTTTGCCACATTCTTCGGTGCTGAAAGTGGGTGATCTGAAAGGTACTTTGCTACCTTCTCATACTTCGTCTTTTTCTTGCGTGCCATGATGTTCTCCCATTGGCCATAGTGGTAGTTCTAGCTGACGTGGGTCTTTTTCTTTTCTTATACCCGCGCCGTGCATTGTGAGATTGCAGCTTTTACAGTGTGCAAACTCCCTAGTGTAGTCGATTACCGCCAAACATTTCGGACATCGACTGTCATCGATAGCTTTTTGAAAGCTACCATCTCCTTGCTCAACCATCTTCTTCATCCTCCTCCACATAAGTGTGCACGATGGGCATACGCCACTTGGGTATGGGCTTCAGCGTTTTGTTCTTCTTGTAATAGAACTGCCCTGTCGCGTACCCACGCATACCCTTGCCGAGGTGCGACATGTGTTTGCCGCAATCCGTACAGATAAACTCAGTTGGCCCATACTGTGCAAGCATAACCTCGCCTATGTTCTTCGGGGGATCGCCGCAATGCACACAAACATCACCGTACCAAGTCAGCGTTCCTGTATCAGGATCCTGTGATATCAGGTTAGTGTTCATTGCATCATGCGGTGATGCGAGCCAGTGGTGTTTCTCCTCAATACCGTTGTCTATTCCGTTAAAGAACATCCATCCACCACCGTCAGCAATCGACGGCCGGTCTCGTGTGCCGCGCTTCGCGCCAGCGGCAGACATCTGTCCCATACGATGCGGCGGTATCAGTGCATGGTCTACACTCTCGCCGCGTATGTTTATTCCGTACTTGCGATCAGCCTCACGCAGTGCGGCCACTTCATGTTCCTTATCCTTCACTCGCCGCGCCTGTTCCGTGTCGCGTTCCAGCTTGGTCAGGAGTTTACGGATATCCGTAAGTGATAACTTATCCATACCTACCTCCGATGTGAGAGGGGCGTGCCCCAACAACAAACAACACGCCCCCCTCGGTTCGGTTAGCCACGCAGGGAACTATCAACTAGTGGCCACCTTGGGGTCACGCCGCTAGAAAGGTATAACATACGACGCCCCCATTGCAGTGGATGTGACGGCTCTCACTGCTTACCGTCCGAAAGGTATAGTGACGAGTGTGTTACGCACGTCGTCAATGTTGTCCTCGTTTACTACTAACGAGATACCACCTTGCTCGGAAATCTCTTTCAACGCTTGCTCCTGTAGAGGCGTGGGCTTGTTGCTACCAGCCTTGCACTCGATGCCAAAGAACATCCCCTGATAACAACCTATGATATCAGGAATACCACTACGGCCGTAACCTCCGGTAACTGGATAAAAGTAGAACGCACCCAAGTCTTTGAGTACTGCCGCTACCTTCTTCTTGACCTTCGCCTCTGGTGTCATCGCCATATCATGCAGCCTTCTTTATTCGTTTAAGGGGGAAGCGGAAATGCAGAACTTTCTTACCGTACCAAATCCTAGTGTAATATCCTCTTGCAATTCCGTAGATAGAGAACTTCACCTTGACGCGTCTGTATCGCTTCCAATGAAGAATCCTCCAGCCAAACGCTGTGTACTCCCCTTCACCAAGGTCTTCCCAAGGGCGGGGCCAATCTGTAGGAATATCAAGTTTACCTTTTTTCATGTCGTCCTCCGTCGGAACTGGTTTCATGGGACGACGTTGCCGCCGTCCCATCGATTACGGAATTCCGTAACTACTTTACTGTAACGTGTGGAGCCAACCTGATTATGTTCGACCCAACGGCATCGCCTGTCGGGTAGCCATACTTCTCAAGGCTCCAGTTGTAGTCCTCCTGACCGTCGTTGTAGACAGCTACACAGTAGTTCAATTCCCAATCCTTCTTACCGCAAATCCAAAACGTGTACTTGTCCACGCGTTGTCCTACGTCGTCGATCTCCTTGCTGGGCGGTTTCGGATCGACCATCATTAACAGTGCGATCCGACCCTGTACCCACTCAGGAAGGTCTTCAATAGAAAGGTAGGTGCGTTCTAGTTCGCTGTCAACCCTATCCATACCTATACATGACACTTGGACAGTATTTGTATCGGGCTGTATCGACACACGGTATAACGTGTCAAGATCTGACGACATAGAACAATCCCTCATCGGCGCGGTAGCCAACGTCATCGACATAAGTCTCCGCGTCTACCATCGACAGCACGGACAACTTGCCCATGATATCTTCTGGTATGGTGTCTACCGTGTACCGCTCGAAGTGACTGTCCACATCTGCTGAGAAGTATCCCTTGTTGGCGTTATCCACCGCACCGACAGTAAACGTCTGCTGCCCACGGACGGTAGTGACGCTGACAAAGTACATATGCACCGGCTTGTCACGCAGTGCGCGTGCCTCGTCGAGCGTGATGAACATCAGGGTCAAGTCCTCGGCGAACTTGGCGTCGAGAAACACATGGCCAGAAGTTACGAGATTCCGTAACTCTGCCAGCATCTTGCTTCCTGCGGGACGATCCTGATCGAACAGGTCACGCATCTGGTTGCGAACCTTGACAGAGGTGTCGTTCATAGATTGCTGTGACTCGTTACACGCATCGCGCAGATTGGCTCTGAGCAACTCGATTGGCGACCAGCTACGCAAGAAACGCTTGGCGTTACGCACGGCGGTGTTGAGGTTGACCGTGGTCTTCATGTGGTGCTGATCTTGGTACGTCGCGTACTTGTCATTCGTGATATGACGTGATGCTACGGCGTACTTGTCGTCACCAATCTCTTGGGTCATGAAGTCACCGTACCCAATGAACCCCAAGGGGAAAGGCTCGTCTGGATAGTAAACCCAGACTTGCCCTTTGGACACAGGTGCAAACTGCACACCACGATAGTTCTCGCGTATCTTCTGCATGAACATGCTGAGTTCGGCAGGGGGCGTGAAGCTGTTGGACTCCTGAGCCTTTGCGAGTATGTGGCGCGTTGACCACTTGTTAAAGTTCATCGACATCTGTCTTACCTCTCTTTGGTTGTGGTGAACCCGCAGGTCTTGTTGATCCACCGATTGAATTGCGCACGAACTTGTTTTACGTCGTCCGCTGACTGAACATTACGAATTGTACTGTACTGTGACACAAAGTCAACAGCCATTGGCAAACGTAGTGTATGGTTCTCATCCGTAACAACTTTACGCATGAGTTCGGGGTCGATGTCGCCCCAGTGTCCTTGTTCTTCTCGGACTTGGTCGCGCATCTTACTGCGGTACTGCCAGTCGTCGGTCTGGAGCATCGGAGCCATAGCACTGATCCACGCAAGGTAGTCTGCGATGCCCTGCTTGTACTTGGCTTTGAGTTTCTTGTTGACGAGTACACGCGGCGGCAGTGGCACCTCACATTCATCACCCACAAGATGCCATATGTTGTCATCACCAAGTGTGAATGTAAGCTGAGATCCGTCGTCGCTTGCGCGCATCCAACTGCCACGGTTCAGCCACCCAGCTTGCTTGGCGTGATCCCACACACTGCGCGGCACATACATGCACTTGGGCAGGTAGTACTGTTTGCCACCCAAGACGCAGACATACTGCTTGCCGCCGTGGACATGGAACATCATGCCGCGTGGCAGGAAACGCTCAAGGAACGAGTAGTGCCCAGTGTGCGTACCGTGCCCGATACCGTTGCGGATGGACACGGTGGTCGTGCCGTCCGGCATACGATGCCACACGATAGGCGCGAGTTTGGCACACTCGTTCAGTGTGGGGTGCCCAGTCTTGGCATGGTAGTAGTATCCATACACCTCGTCGTAGTAGCCACCACACATGAGCGCGTAGCAGTTACTGTGTATCTTCTTTACACGCTCATGGTCACGCTTGCGATCGGCGAGGGGGCGTACATCCTTACCCGCGTTTCTACCGCGCATAGGCTTGACGCTTTCGTAGAGTTTGGCGACCTCGTAGAACGAGGACAGATTGACGTATGACATAGCCATTGGTTCTTACCTTTCTTACGGAATTCCGTAATTACATGTTGGATGATTTGACATGGACTGTGACGCCACAGTCCGGCTTGGCACTGTCGTTGTCGATGACAACCCACAGCACAGGACATGACCACTGACCCCACGCACCGCCAAGATAGCCGTCGGTGATGACGATGACAGCTTGTGGTGTGATGTGTTTGGCAGTCATGTATTCGGGGACGCACTCGACGGATGTACCGCCGCCACCCTTGGGGCGCGTTGACTCAACCATAGTATCGAGATCGTGCGACTCGTACCGTTCGTCCTGACACACTTGGGTGTCCCAGTACAACAGACGGACAGCCTCGGGATGCACGGTGTCGGCGATGGACTTGATCTCGGTCAGAGCCACAGCGACCTCGCGATCACCGATAGACGCTGACATGTCAGTGGCAATCACCAGTTCGTCCACACTCTCGGAGATGCCAGACGGCAGGTACACGCCGCTGGACATGAAGCGTCTGTTGGGTCTGCGCCACGTCGAGTAGTCGTTGCCGGTGCAGGTTGTCGTGATGAAGTCACGCATGACCTCACGCCAATCGACCTGCGGCTGGAGCAAGTCCTGCAAGTCACGGTCACCACCAGAGCCAGTCTTGCCAGCAACGAGCGCGCCTTGGCGTATCGCCTCGTCGATCTCGCGTGCCAGTTCGTTCTGCTCGTCGGGCGT